CTCTGTTGAGCGCGATCTCTCCGACTACCAAGTCAGTGAAGAACAGGCTGCAGCATTTGCTGCCGTCAGTTCTCATTTGTGGCCTAGTGTTGTTAGCCCAATTCGGGTTGATCAACTCATCGGTCGTCACGGGCCTGGAGCCACTGCTGAGGGAATTTCCGGTAACGGAAAATACTCTCATGTAAAGTGGCATGAACGTCTCGATCCTTACTTCCCACTTCTCGGTTTCGCTTTCCCATTAAGTGCCTCGAAAGAGACACGGGGTTTGCAGTACCGTGATTTGGATGTCGAGAAAGTTACGTTCATATCTCCGGAAGCTGAACAACCTGTAAAGGTTGTGCTCGTTCCGAAGACGTCGAAGAGCCCCCGAGTCATTGCCATTGAACCAGTTGGGATGCAATATGCCCAGCAGGCTATTCGGTCCGAGCTGTATGCTCGAATCGAAAATTCACGGGTAACTGGAGGGCAAATAAATTTTGCCGACCAGTCAATAAACCGTGCAATGGCTTTGACGTCATCGAGGGATAAGTCGATGGCGACCATCGACTTAAAAGAGGCGTCAGACCGCGTTCCGCGGGATCTGGCGCTGACCATGTTCGATAGCAATCCTGATTTAAGGGATGCTATTGATGCATGTCGCTCGGTGTCTGCACTTCTTCCCAATGGTGAACTTGTTCATCCATTGAGAAAATTTGCATCGATGGGTAGCGCTCTGTGTTTTCCTGTAGAGTCAATGTACTTCTACACTTGTTGTGTAGTGGCTCTACTCGAATTTCACGAGCTCCCTGTAACTTCTTCCAACATCTTTAGGATGGGGAAGAAGGTGTTCATCTATGGAGATGATATAATCATCCCCGCAGATGCTGCGGTTTTTGTGATCGGTCACCTGCAGAAGTACAACTGCAAGGTGAATACCCGCAAGAGTTATTGGCACGGAAATTTCCGTGAATCTTGTGGGCTAGACGCGTTTGCCGGAAGGGAGGTAACTCCCACATATATCCGAGTTCCGCGTCCAGATCGCAAGCAGCAAGCCGACCGCATTATCTCCTGGTGCAAGACAGCATCTCTCTTTTATGAGAGGGGCTATTTTGCTACCGCCGAATTTCTCTACAAGAGAGTCGAGCGTGTTCTACGGACAAAATTACCCGTAGTCTCAAGAGATAGTGGTGGGCTTGGC